ATGTCTGATGCGACGGCGCGGCTGAGCCACGCGGCCGTCGATCTGCTGCTGACCATCGTCGAGACGCCGAGCATGGCGATCTCGGGCGCGGCTCTGGACGGCTACCACGCCGGGGCGGGGGCCGAGCTCGTCGCAGCGGGCGCCCTGGAGGCCGATGGCTTCGAGCCGGTGGCGGTGTCACAGGCAGATCACGACGATGCCGTGGTGAGCCTGGCTTGGGATGGAGACGCACGCCGGCACGCATACTTCAGTCCTGCTGCCGGCATGGTGGCGGTCGACGATCACGCCTTGCGCCGGCTTCGCGTCCGACCCTCCTGGCTCCTAGACTGGCTCGCCCGCGGGCTCGGCTTCGCCGGCCCGGTGCGACCAGTCGAGCTGGTGCCCAACCACCTCTGGGACCTTGGTGATGTGTGGCTCGGCGAGCGCAAGGCGGCACAACGGCGGACCGCGATCTATGTGGCGCGGCGGCTGGGAGAGCCAGGCGCCGTGCGCCGCATTCGGGAAGCATTGCAATCCCGAGCAGGCCGACCGCCAGGGATCATACTGACATCGTCGCCGGCGGGTATTGCGGAGGACTTCGCCGGAGTCGGCACGCCGCCCGTACTACCGATCATCCAGTGCGCGAAGGCAGGCGCTCCGCAGTTCCACTTGGACGTCTCGATCATCTCGACCGCTGCCCATGGCCTGCGATCGATGCGACCTCGATCTCCGGTTCAGGTGGACGCAGAGTTTCGGGTGGTGCGCGTCGGCGATCGGGAGTTCCGTTTTCGTGGCGATAAGCAGCGGCAGGTGGTCGAGTATCTCTATGGCGCATGGGAGCAGGGCGAGGGGCGCGTCAGCGTCGCTCTCATGATCACCGATCTCGACTTCCCGGAAACCACCCGGCTGCGGGATCTTTTCAGGGGACACCGCGACTGGAAGGACCTGATCGGCTACGAGGGCGGGGCGTGCTGGCTGCGGTGCGACGAGCTGCTGGCCGGAGTCGTCAATCCGGATTGACCTCAGCCTCGATCGCCGCAAGCCGCTCTATGATCCAGTCGAATGGCGGCGCGTCGCCGAGGACCATGCCCTGCATCGCGGCATAGTCCCTTTCGATCTCCCGGCGCAGCTCTGCCTGCGGCACGATGCGGAGCGACCCGGGCACGGCCTCCTCGAACTTCTTCCAGGCCTGCCGGAAGGCGAGGAGGTTGTGCTCACGGACCGCCGTCGCCAAGGCGTGGTCGCCGAGCGCCTTTCGCCCGACTTCGGTGTCGCCGATCATCGCGACATCATAGTAATGGCGTGACAGGCGATCGCGATCCGATGGAAGCCGCTGTTCGTCGCGATAGCCGCAGTGGGCGCCGTGCAGGATGAGCAGCTTCTCCCAGAAGGTCCTGTCAGGGCCGATCGTCGTGATGCCGGCGATGTCGAACGGCCAGTCCGGGAGATCGTCCGCGATGAACGGGCTGACGGTCCTCGCTGCATGGGGATCGAGGGCCGAGCGCGCGCCTCCTTCGATCCTCACGCGCGGCGAGACGTAGCTCGGGCCGCTTGCATCGAACACGCTCGGGTACTCGACGAGCAGGGTCTGTCCGTCTTTGTCGTCTTCGTCGGTGACGATGGTGCCGCGGGCGCCGATCGTGTGCAGCGCGGCGTCGAGCGCGCCACGAAGATCTCCCTGGATGTAGGCGCTGCAGGCGGCACGGAGCTCGTCGAAGAGCGTCTCGCGCTTTTTGCGCGACAGGTTCGCGTCCCTGTTGGCTGGATCGCGCTCGCCGCTAAAGCCGAGGTCGTCTCGGAAGACGACGATGTCGATGTCCTCCGAGAAGCGACGGATCAGACCGAAGGCCTTGGACAGCGACGTCCCGCCCTTGAACAGGAGCTTGGGGTGCCCTGCCGGCAGCCCGTGGTAGAGGGCTTCAAGCACGAGGCAGACCCAGAAGTCCTTCTCCACGTAGGACGGAATGGTGCCGATGCGCTGGGCGGCCACGGTGAAGACGTCAGCCTGCTCGCCCGGCGGCAAGCGGAGGAAGCGCTCGAACGACGGGTTCACGCGGCGCTTGCCTCTCGATCAGCGATCTTGTGGACTACGGGAATCGCCCAGTCCGGAAGCGCGCGCACGCCCTTGACGAGGTCACGCTTCACCGAAGCCGGCAGCCGCTTTCGCAGGATCGTCACGGTCTGCGGATCATCGACCGCACGGGGACCGAGCCAGCGCAGCGCCTGGACGACCGGGGCCGCCGGCCTACCGGCCCAGTTCATGATGGTCGGCCGCGCGTGGCGGAGACGAATGGTCCAGCCATCGACCTTGACCGTCCGGCTCGCGCCGTCCGTCACGTAATCCGCCTTGGCGGGCACCGCGTTGGTAAGGCCGAGCCGGTTCGCCGCGACGAGGCCATCCGGCATGATCCGGATATTGTCGCGGCGCGCGACCGCCGCGACGGCCGAATCGAGATCGGCCGGAGCAGGCCGGTTCAGGGTGGGGCTGATCCGCGGCAGGTCGTAGAGGCCTCGGCCCACCCGGCGAAGCTGGCCGGCCCTGACCAGGCGCGACAGAGCCTGGTCGACCGCTGCCCGGCTGCCGAGGTCCAGGAAATCCTTGGGCGTGCATACCCATCTGCCCTTACCATGGGACCGCATGCGCCGCATGATTTTGTCAGCTATGCCAGTCACTTGCCTGATCTCCAGCTCTCGATTGTGTCAGATATATAGCATGTTCTTCTGACCATTTCAATTCCTCCCCTTCCCCCTCCCGCCGGCCTCCCCGGCTCCTCCCCCCGCGTCTCCCATCCTCTCCGCAGGTTTGCTCATGAAACCGAAGGAGAGACGGATGGCGGTTCGGCATTTGAACCAGATCGAGCTAGCGGCTCGCTGGAACATCAGCCATCGCACGCTGGAGCGGTGGCGTTGGACGGGCGAAGGCCCGCAGTTCATCAAGATCGGCGGCAGGGTCGTGTATCGCCTCGAAGACGTCGAGGCGTTCGAGGCGGAGCAGCTCCGCAAGAGCACGGCCGCCGCCCCGACCAAGATGTCGGCGTGAGGGGAGGCCATGTCCATGACCCTCCCCAATCACACCACCTTCCAGAACCTCCTCCAGATGCCTGTCGGCGACGTGGTTGCTCTGCCGGCGGAGCAGCTCGCACTGCTGCAGCAGGACATCGAGGAGAACCTGCGCCGCGCCAAGTTGGCCAAGGACTGGCTCGATGGCGCTCTGGCGCTGAAGTACGGCGAGCGCGCTGCGGCGCTGCGCCGCGAGGCGGGCAAGGACACCGGCACGATCCGTCTCGCCGACGGCGACGTCACCGTCATCGCCGACCTGCCGAAGAAGATCGAGTGGGATCAGGCGCAGCTCTCGGCGCTCGTCGAGCGCATCCGCGCCTGTGGTGAGGACCCCGCCGAGTACGTCTCCACCGAGCTCAAGGTCGCCGAGCGCGCCTTCACCGCTTGGCCCGAGTCGCTCCGGCAGCTCTTCGCGCCGGCCCGAACGGTGCGCACGGGCAAGCCGACCTTCCGCCTTTCCCTGACCAGCGAGGTGTCGCGATGAACACCAAGAGCAAGCTTGCGGCCCTGCGCGAGCACCACTACGGCCTCGCCAGCCTCCCCCAGATGGTCCGCATCCCAGCGCTTGGCCTTCGCCGCGACGAGACGGTGAAGCCGGTCGAGACCGCGACCGTCGACGATCTGGCCTTCGCTCTCCTCGGCCTCAACCAGCAGGCCTCCGCGCTCTACCGCGAGATCGACGCGCTCCGCACCGTTTACGACAAGGCGCGCAAGGCGGGCGCCCTTGGCGCCGAGACTGCGATCGACGCGCTGATCGCCGCGCAGGGAGGGGAGCGATGAGCTTGCCCATCATCTCGGCCGATCAGCGCCTCACCGAGCCGCGCGGCATCAAGGGCTGCATCTTCGGCAAGTCGGGCATCGGCAAGACCAGCCTCTTGTGGACGCTCGATCCCGCCGCGACCCTGTTCATGGACCTCGAGGCCGGCGACCTCGCCATCGAGGGCTGGCCGGGCGACACCATCCGCCCGCGCACCTGGACCGAGTGCCGGGACTTCGCCGTCTTCATCGGCGGGCCGAACCCCAGCTTTCGTGACGACCAGCCCTACAGCCAGGCGCACTTCGACGCGGTCTCGGCGCGCTTCGGCGAGCGGGCCGTGCTCGACCGCTACCAGACGATCTTCATCGACTCGATCACGGTGGCTGGGCGCCTCTGCTTCCAGTGGTGCAAGGGCCAGCCTGAGGCGCTCTCCGAGAAGACGGGGAAGCCGGACGTGCGCGGTGCCTACGGGCTGCATGGCCGCGAGATGATCGGCTGGCTCACGCATCTGCAGCACACCCGGGCGAAGAACGTCTGGTTCGTCGGCATCCTCGACGAGAAGCTCGACGACTTCAATCGGCGCTTCTTCTCAGCCCAGATCGACGGCTCCAAGACCGGCAACGAGCTGCCCGGCATCGTCGACCAGGTCATCACCATGGCCGAGATGAAGGCCGACGACGGCTCTGCGTACCGCGCTTTCGTCTGCCAGACGCTCAACTCCTGGGGCTATCCCGCGAAAGACCGCAGCGGCCGGCTCGACCTGGTCGAGGAGCCGCATCTCGGGCGGCTGATGGAGAAGATCCGCGGCCCGGTGAGGCCCGCCAGCGAGCGGCTGGAGTTCCGAAGCCCGGCCGCGCCGTCCCCGAGCACTCCCGATCAATCCCATTCCTGACGAAAGGAGCACGAGAGCCATGACCGGTGCATGGAACGACTTCAACGACGCCAAGCAGGTCACGAACCTGATCCCCAAGGGCACGCTCGCCAAGGTGCGTCTCACCATCCGTCCGGGCGGCTACGACGATCCGTCCCAGGGCTGGACCGGCGGCTATGCGACCCGCGCTACCAGCGGCGCCGTCTATCTCAACGGCGAGTTTACGGTGCTGGAGGGCCCCTACGCGCGGCGCAAGGTCTTCACCCTCATCGGCCTCTACAGCCCCAAGGGCCCCGACTGGGCGAACATGGGCCGGGCGCTCGTCCGCGGCATGCTCAACTCCGCGCGCGGCATCTCCGACAAGGACACCTCGCCTCAGGCGCAGGCGGCGCGCCGTATCAACGGCTTCGCCGATCTCGACGGCCTCGAGTTCGTCGCGCGCATCGATGTCGGCACGGACGTCAATGGCGAGGAGAAGAACGAGATCCGCACGGCGGTGACGCCGGATCACAAGGACTATGCGGCGGTCATGGGGACGGGCGGTTCGACCGCCGGACTCGGTCCACAGCCTGCCGCACCCGCCCAGCCCGTGACGGCGCCGCGTCCGGCGGCCGGCATCCGGCCGTCCTGGGCGCAGTGACGGGGAGTAAGCGATGCTGCTGCGTCCCCGTCAGAAGCAGTTCGTTGAGCGCAGCGTCGGTGCGCTGGCGAAGCACGGCAACACGCTGGGCGTTGCGCCCACCGGCGCCGGCAAGACGATCATGCTGTCAGCCGTCGCTGGCGGCATGGTCGGCGGTACCGATGCCAAGGCCTGCGTGCTCGCCCATCGCGACGAGCTGACCGCGCAGAACCGGAGCAAGTTCGCCCGGGTCCATCCCAAGGTCACCACCTCGGTGGTCGATGCCAAGGAGAAGTCCTGGGCCGGCCAGGTGACCTTCGCCATGGTGCCGACGCTCGCTCGGGCGGCGAACCTCGATCGTCTCCCGACGCTCGACCTGCTGGTGATCGACGAGGCGCATCACGCGGCGGCCGACAGCTACAGGCGCATCATCGACCGGGTGCGGGAGAGGAACCCGGCCGCCCGCATCTATGGGGTCACAGCGACGCCGAACCGGGGCGACCGCAAGGGGCTCAGGCCCGTCTTTTCCAATGTCGCCGATCAGATCCGGATCGGCGAGCTGATCGCCTCCGGTCATCTCGTGCCACCGCGCACCTTCGTCATCGATGTCGGCGTGCAGGACCAGCTCGCCAAGGTGCGGCGGACCGCCGACGACTTCGACATGACCGAGGTCGACCGCGTGATGAACCGTGCGCCGGTCACCGAGGCCGTCATCAAGCACTGGCGTGAGAAGGCCGGCGATCGGCAGACCGTCGTCTTCTGCTCGACCGTCGATCACGCTCGCAACGTCTGCGCCGCGTTCAACGACGCAGGCGTCGCGGCGGTGATGGTCCACGGTGAGATGAGCGACGCCGAGCGGCGGTCGGTGCTCGAAGCCTACGCCACCGGCAATGCGCGGGTCGTCGTCAACGTCGCGGTGCTGACCGAGGGCTGGGACCACCCGCCGACGAGCTGCGTCGTGCTTCTGCGGCCCAGCTCCTTCAAATCGACCATGATTCAGATGGTCGGCCGCGGCTTGCGCACCGTGAGCCCGGAGGAGCATCCGGGCGTCATCAAGACCGACTGCATCGTCCTCGACTTCGGCACCTCGACCCTGCTGCACGGCACGCTGGAGCAGGACGTCGATCTCGACGGCCACACGGCGAACGGCGAGGCGCCGACCAAGACCTGCCCGGAATGCGAGGCCGAGGTGCCGCTCGGCTGCACCGAGTGCCCGCTCTGCGGCTACATCTGGGAGCGCTCGGACGCAGGCGAGGCGACGCCGCTCGGCGATTTCGTGATGAGCGAGATCGACCTCCTCAAGCGGTCGAGCTTTCGCTGGTGCGACCTGTTCGGCGATGACGGCGCCCTGGTTGTGAACGGCTTCAATGCCTGGGGCGGCGTGTTCTTCCTGAACGGCCGGTGGTACGGCGTCGGCGGCCTGCAGCGTCAAAGGCCACGGCTCTTGGCCATCGGCGAGCGCACAGTGTGCCTAGCCGCCGCGGACGACTGGCTCAACGAGCACGAGACCGACGAGAGCGCACACAAGAGCCGCAACTGGCTCAAGGCGCCGCCGACGGAGAAGCAGCTCGCCCTCCTGCCAGCGGCCTACCGGCAGGACTACGGGCTCACCCGCTACCAGGCCTCGGCGCTCATCACCTTCTCCTTTAACCGCGCTGCCATCCGCTCACTGGTGTTCGGCGCCGAGCAGACCATGCGGAGCGAGGCGGCATGAGGCGGCGCATCCATGTCCGGCACCGCGGAAACGCGCCGTCGTACCTGGCATCCGCTTGGGGTGCTCTGTGCCGTCTGTCGGCGACCAGCCCGTGGCTTTGGCTGGTTCGATCCCCTGCGCACGAAGCGGCCGCGCCCCTCGGTGTGGTTCTGCTCGATCGATTGCCAGGGCTTCTGGTGGCGCTTGGCGCGGAGGTCGTCCGCCATGGTTGACCTCACCGAGCAGGAGAAGGCGGCGATCCGCGCCGCGGTCAAGCCGGTCGCCGAGATCATGGAGGAGATCGGCTGGGAGCGCCGCCTCGCCGAACTCACCGAGGACCAAGTGCTGACGCTGATCGAGGTCGCCGTCGGCGGCTTCCAGGACGCCATGCATGCGGCTGCCGAGAGCCGAGCGGGGACGGAGGACAGCGGCGCGGAGGTGCCGTTCTGATGCTCGACTACAACCACCGCCCATCCTTTGCCGAGCAGCTCAACGCCGTCATCGACGCAGCCCTCGAGGCGGAGCGCGCGGTGGTGCCGCCGCGTGCCTATCTCGGCGGCTCGCGGCTGGGTCACCCGTGTGAGCGGGCGCTGCAGTTCGAGTTCGCCGTTGCGCCGAAGGATGAGGGCGCCGGGTTCGACGGGCAGTCCTTGCGCATCTTCGCGATCGGCCATGCGCTGGAGGACCTGGCCGCAGGGTGGCTGCGCGGCGCCGGCTTCGATCTCTACACGCGAAAGGGCAACCGACCGGACGGCGAGCAGTTCGGCTTCTCGGTCGCCGGCGGCCGTATCCGTGGTCACGTCGATGGAATCCTCGCCGGCGGCCCGGCGCTACCGGGCCTCGCCTGGCCAGCGCTTTGGGAATGCAAGACCATGAACGCGCGAAACTGGCGCGAGACGGTGGCCAAGGGTGTGGTCATCGCCAAGCCCGTCTACGCCGCGCAGATCGCGCTCTATCAAGCCTACATGGAGGGCGCGGTCGCTGGGATCGCACAGAATCCGGCGCTTTTCACCGCCATCAACAAGGACACCGCCGAGCTCCATCACGAGCTCGTGCCGTTCGATGCCGCGCTGGCGCAGACCATGAGCGATCGCGCCGTGCGCATCCTCCAGGCGACCGACGCCGGCGAGCTGCTGCCGCGGATCGCGCGCGAGCCCGAGTTCCACGAGTGCCGGATGTGCCCTTGGGCCCGACGCTGCTGGAGCCTGCCGGCATGAGCGGCGACGGCAACATCGTCCACTTCAATCCGTGGCGGGACTTCAACGATGCGCCGGTCTCGGCTGATGTGTTCGAGCTCGAGCCCGACATCGCGCAGATCGGCGACTTCCTCGACGTCGTGTTCGGCTACTGCGAGGGCTTCATTCCCGTCCGCGGCTTCGTCGACAAGGGGCAAGGCTTCGACGGGCGGCCGCACAACGTCTGGATCGAGGCCGACGCCAGCGTCCGTGAGAAGATGGCCACCTTTGCCGCCTGGGCCGCGCGCGAGGGCGCCGCGGTCTATGTGGTGCCGGGCACCGTCGACGAGCCGGGCCAGGCCAAGGCCGGCGACGTGCGGCAGATGCAGACCGTGGTGGTCGACCTCGATGCCGGCGACGTCGCCGCCAAGCTCGATCACCTCATCCGTCATCTTGGGCAACCGACCCTGATCGTCGAGAGCGGTGGGCGGACCTCGGAGGGGCTCGACAAGCTGCACGTCTGGTGGCGGCTGACCGAGCCGGCGGAGGGTGAGGACCTGGCGCAGCTCTGCCGGCTGCGTGGCGACATTGCGGTCAAGGTCGGCGGCGACACGCATTTTCGCTCCGCCCACCAACCAATCCGGGTCGCCGGTACCGTCTACCACAAAGGCGGGTTCAAGCGCCTCGTCACCATCCGCCGATACGAGCCGCGCATCGAGATCGATCTGCGCGAGGTTGCTGAAGCGGTCGAGGCCATGCCGCCGCTTCCCGGCGTCGGCGCCGACCCCCGTCCCGCATCGCACAAGCCCGACATCGACGACGTGCTCGTCACCCCGGTGCGCGAGGGGAGCGCGGATGGCTGGACCCGGTTCCAGGGCGCCAGCGCCGCCATAGGCCACTACGTCCGCATGGCGCACGAGGGGCGCATGAGCCGCGACGAAGCCTGGGAGGCCATCTGTCAGTACAACGCCGCCATGCTGCGCCCCGCCTGGCCGCTGGAGCGGCTCGCCGCGGAGGCCCAGCGGCTGTGGCGGCTGCACGAGACGCGCCACGGACCGGCGCTTGAGCGACTCCCCGATGCTCCGGCGGCGCTGCCTGCCTTCAGCTTGGGCGCGCTCCTCGATGACACCTCGCCGATGCCGGCCGACATCATCGCGCCGCGGCTCTTGACACCCGGCGGCATGCTGGTCATCGGCGGCGCGCCCAAGGTGGGCAAGAGCGACTTCCTGACCTCGCTTCTCGTGCACATGGCGGCGGGCGTGCCATTCCTCGGCTTCGCCAGCCCGCGACCCTTGCGCGTCTTCTATCTCCAGGCGGAGATCCAGTACCACTATCTGCGCGAGCGACTGCAGGCGATCGGCCTCGACGCTTCCGTGTTGGCGGCGGCGCGCGAAAACCTTGTCGCCACACCGAAGGTGCGGATGCTCCTCGACGCGCAGGGGCTCGCGCTCGCCATCGCCGCCATTCATGCGCATTTCGCGGGCGCGCCGCCCGACATCGTCTGCCTCGATCCCATCCGCAACCTGTTCGACGGCGGCCCGGGCGGCGAGGGCGAGAACGACAACTCGGCCATGCTCTTCTTCCTTCAGGAGCGGGTCGAGGCGCTGCGCGAGGCGGCGGCGCCGGATGCCGGCCTCATCCTCTGCCACCACACGCGCAAGACCACCAAGAAGCAGCTCGTCGAGGACCCCTTCATGGCGCTCTCCGGCGCCGGGTCCCTACGCAGCTTCTACACCTCGGGCATCGTCATGCACCGGCCCGACGAGGACTCGACGCAGCGCATGCTGCATTTCGAGCTGCGCAACGGTCCGGCCATCGCACCTAAGTTCGTCGACAAGGTGGGCGGCCGCTGGGTCGAGATCGACCGAGGCGGTGAGCGCCTGGTGCGCAAGACGCTCGGGGAGAAGCTCGATGCCGAGCGCGTGCGCAAGCACGACGTCATCCTGCAACTGCTCTATGACGAGGCGCGGCAGGGCCGTCTCTACACGGCGCTGCAGTTCGCCGAGGCCTTCGAGAACAAGGCCGGTCTCGGGGGCAAGGACACCATCCGGGATCGGATCAGCGTGCTCGCCACCAAGGGCTACGTGAAGTTCGTCCGTAACGGCACGCCCTTCGGGCTTCCCTCGTCTCGCTCCAAGTTCGGCTATCTCTGTGTCGAGGGCATGGAGTTCGGCGCCGCCGAGGAGGCGGTCGATCCCGAGACCGGCGAGGTGATCGCGCAGAGCCTGCCCGTCCTGCCCAGCCACTACAAGTGCCCGCAGAGCGGCGCCGCCCTGCCGGTCGAGAACCCGCATGTGTGGGTCTACCCGGAGGAGGGGGCGTGATGCGCGGTCCCGATCCGGCGTTTGCGCTGCTCTGCGCAGATTCAAGTTGGGAGCGAGTTGGGGAAGTTGGGAAGCCGCATTCCCAACTACCTTCGCGATGCTTCCTGTGGCCCCGCTCGGTCTCGCCGGCTCGCGCAGATTCAAGTTGGGAAATGCGTTCCCAACTACCTTCGAGCCATCCCTCGCTCTTGCGCAGGACCCCGCAGATTCAAGTTGGGAACGGAGCTGCGCATCTCGGCCTTCCCAACTTGATTTTCTCCATATCGGTCAAGGTATTAACTGCCCCGGCAAGTTGTGGGGGTGAAACCCACCCCCTTCGGGGGTGGAGGAGAGCGCGCTTGGCGCCGCTCTCCAACACCACCCCCGAGGGCTTGCGCGCGCGTGCTGCCGTCCTCGGCGCCGGCGCCCGCGACCCACCCGTCCTGATCGATGACGCCCGCAGCGGACGACGACGGCCAGCTCCTGCCTGAGAACCAGACCGTCGCCGTTCCCGGATCAAGTCCGGGACAGGCTCTGACCACAACAATCCCGATCACGGAGACCATCATGGCTTCGACGACTCTGACTCTGCCGGCCGAACAAGCAAGCGCGCCGGCGCTGACGATGCCGCCCCGGACGGGCGCGGTGCTGGCTCTCGATCTCGGCACCACCACGGGATGGGCGCTGCGCACCTCCGATGGGCGCATCGTCTCCGGCACCCAGGACTTCCGGCCTCGTCGTTTCGAGGGCGGGGGCATGCGCTACCTGCGCTTCACCGACTGGCTCCTCGAGCTGGCGATGCTGTCGCGTGGTATCGGCCGCGTCGTCTTCGAGGAGGTTCGCCGCCACGCCGGAACCGATGCCGCGCACATCTATGGCGGCTTCCTCGGCGCGTTGACCTCGTGGTGCGAGGAGCACGAGATCCCCTATCAGGGGGTCCCGGTCGGCGCCGTCAAGCGCCACGTCACCGGCAGGGGGAACGCCGACAAGGCGGCGGTGACGGCAGCCGTCCGCGCGCGCGGCTTTGCGCCCGCCGACGACAACGAGGCCGACGCCATTGCTATCCTGCTCTGGGCGATCGAGACGGGCGGAGGCGTGCGATGACGGCCGAGATGCTGCTGAAGCACGCCGCCGCGGTAGTCGCCAATCGGCGCGAGACCTACGGCGATCCTCGCGCGAGTCTCGAGGCGATCGCGAAGCGCTGGTCGCTCACGCTCGGGCACACGGTGACGCCGGCGCAGGTGGCGCTCTGTCTTATCGATCTCAAGCTCGCGCGCCTCGCGCACGATCCCAGCCACCTCGACAGCATGGTCGACGTCGCCGGCTATGCCGCGTGCCTCAGGGAGGTGGCGCGGTGAGGTGGTTTCCGAAGGGCTATGGCGGCGAGCGCCGATCCGCCGAGGAGATCAAGCGCGAGGGCTGGCGCGAGCAAGGCCTGCTGGTGGTGAGCGCCGAGGACCAGCGGCTCACCTGGCCCGAGCGCGAGCTGATCCGCCAGCTCGGCGAGAAGCTCTATGGCCGGCGCGCATCCCAGGAGGCGCGCCATGGCTGAGACGCACTGGACGCCCTCGCTGGTCGAGGAGCGGCTCACCGAGGCGGCAAGCGTGTTGAAGCGGCTGCCCGAGCCGAAGCTGCAGGGCTACTACAATCTCTGGCCACGGATCATTTACGAGTTCAGTGATCTGGTGGGACAGGAGCCCAGGCCGATGCGTGTGCTGCCGTCGCCCGCAGCGATCAGCCGCATGGAGGAGACGCTGACCTGGACCGTCGGGCTCGATCCCGTCGACGGCAAGATCGTCTGGATGCGCGCCTTCGGCGAGCGCTGGAAGACCATCTGCTGGACCGTTGGACTGCAGCGCTCCGCCGCCCATGAGCACTGGCTCTATGGGCTCTGCGTCATCGCGTGGCGGCTCAATGGGCGGCGGCTCAATCGCAATCATTCGCGGCGCAGAGTGATCGAGATGACCGGAGCGGCGAAGTCTTGAGAAGCAAAGAGAAAGGTGTCTGGCGGACACTTTTCGCTCGGACAAAATCGGTCGGTTCCGATAGGGTAACCAAGCATCCTGGCTCATTGCGTCACGCGCTGATCTGCCCCGTCCGGAGGGACGAGGACGGCTCCTCTGTGTCAAGGATTGATGCCAAAGGACCGGGTTCGACTGATCCAGCCAGAGCAGAACACCGTGCCGCGCAAGCATCGGGGCGCTCACGCCGAGATGATCGCGGCGTGCTGGCTGATGGAGCATGGCTGGGATGTCTTCCGGAACCTTTCACCTCACGGGCCGGTCGACCTGGTTGCGATCAAGGGAGATCAGGTGCGCCTCTTCGACGTGAAGCTGTGCAATTTCCGGCCACGGGAAACTGGCGGCTGGCAGGTTGCTGGCCCGGTCCTCAAGTGGAGCCAGGCGGCCCTTGGTGTCGAGCCGATCTTCGTGACGCCTGACGGGCTGTGCGCGTTCGACCGGCGAGCGTTCGAGGCTCTGTGCGAGGGCCTCCTCGATTAGGTTGTGATTGGACTGAGGCGAACCGAGCGCGAGCTTCGACCTCTTTCAGGGGCGCTGAGGCATGTGATGAAACGGCTGTCATCAGCCGCACGTACAGCCGTTTCATGACATCGCTCGTCAGACCTTCCCCATGGACGCAAAGCGATCGATGACGAGCTTGGTCTCGCGGTCGATGACGTCGACCACCCGGGCGATGACCGGTCGATCCTTGCCTTCGGCAGCAAACCGTCGTTGCACATCGCGCGCGGCTTGAGGCAGAGCTCGCGCAAGATCGAGCAGCCGGCGGCGGACCTGCGGAAAGGCGAGTCCCGCCTCCTTGGCGAAGTGCTCCCAGTGGCGGGGGTAGATCGCGCCTGTTTCGTCTTTGCCGCCGATCCTCATGGCGAGCCGCGGTGAGAGGCCAGGGTATACGTCCGTCGAGAGGACGTCATAGAGCGGCGCGAGCTGCACGCCGTCGTCGGTGAACAGCAAGGAGAAGTTCTTGCCGTGCGCGTCACGATTGCCGACGAAGAGATTGAACAGCACGGCGTCGAGGAGACGGGCCAGGTCCACGACGGGACGCGCGGCGGCGTTCCGCACGAGCTCGAAGCATTGGCGTAAGCTTGGGCCGCCTTCGGACTGGTACTTCAGCTCAGGCACGATGCCGAGGGCCTGGCAGAAATCCTCCTGGTGCAGCCGGCGGACGGCGCCGTCTCTTCCCCGAATCCGGTCATAGCGGGCGACGAGCAGAAAGGGACGGTCGCCGACCGCGCGAATCTCCGCCGCGGCGACGTCGAGCCCGATGGCCTTGGCGAGCGCGAGGCAGAACCCCTCGTTGAAGACCGTATCCTCGAAGCGCCGGATCGGAGGCTTCAGAATGTGCGTGCTCGGCGCGCCATGGAGCGGCAGGGCGATCCGTCCGTCGACGACGAGAACGGGCAGCTTGTCCTGCGCGCCGGCGAGGCTGAGGCGCACGCCTTCTTCACCGGCGAGCAGAGGCCGATCGGGAAGCACATCGAGAATGCGCCTTAATTCGCCGTCATCGAGAAGCCTGTAGTCGGCCTCCTTGGAAACAGGCGGCGGCGTCTCACCGGCATGAAGAAGCGTGATGGCGCCGGCGCATTCGCCGCCGATCCGGTCGAGCAGCGCGAAGTCGTTGCGATCCGAGACGCCGAGCGCGCGCGCCACGAGCTCACGCTTCTCGGCCTCCGGCAGGAGGCCCGCGAAGAAAGGGCGCGTTTCCCGGTGATTGAAGGGCTCTGATCTCAGCGGCAGAGACCACGAGATGGGAACGCTTGCCGGGTCGGCCAGCCAGGCCTCGTGATAGGTGAAGCGAAGCTGACCGGACTCGTCCTGCACCAGCGTGCCCACGAGCCGCTGCTCGAAATAGACCTCAAGCTCTCGGGCCAT